TAGTTGAAGCTCTTACGACATTCTCTGATACATTAGCTGATAAACTAGAAACTAAAGGAACAGTTAAAGACGCTTCTAAAGCTATTGGAAAATACGACAAATTAATAGAACAGCTCAGTAAATTATCTACATCAATGGATGGCTTAACTAAGATGACCACAACAGTATCTCAATTAGCTGAAGGAATTGGATTACTTGCTGTTAACGTTGATAAATTAAATGCAGAAAAGTTAGCTCAAATACTTGATAAAACAGCATCAGCCGGTTCAAGAATTGTATTTACAAATGCGCCTGCTTCAGAAACAGTTGCTCCGGCTTCAAGTGTTTCTTCTACAGTAGCTGCAGCTGCATCTGGATCTTTACCAGCAAAACAAGAAGACTGGGCAGAAATTTCCAAGATAATTGGAGACCAAGTTGGAGCAAAAGTTGCGGCTTCATTGAAGAGTGGACAATTTATTTTTGAATTCGATACAACCAAGAGCGGAGGCGTTTATTATTGGAGCCCCAAATAACTAATCTATTGGCAACCTTAGATATATAAAATAAAATGAATTTTGTATATCTAACTACTAATTTAGTCAATGGCAAACAGTATATCGGAAGTCATTATACTAATAATTTAAATGATAATTATTTAGGGAGTGGCAAAGCTCTTCATTTAGCAATACGAAAATATGGAAGAAATAATTTTAAGAGAGAAATTTTACAAGAATGCGAATCTATTGAAGAAGCACGACGTCTAGAGGAACACTATATTCACACTCTAAATACTTTATCTCCAAATGGATATAATATTTCTGAAATTGGCGGTTCTGGAATAACTGGAAAATCTTGGGGCGTACACAGCGAAATAACAAAACAAAAAATTAGAAAATCTGTAACCGAAACACTAAATAAACCTGAAGTTCGTCAAAAAATTAGTGAAGCAATTTCTGGTGAGAAAAATGGTTTTTATAATAAGCAACATTCAGAAGAAACAAAAAGAAAAATTCGAGAAAAAAATAAAGGTAGAAAACACACAAAGGAGACAATTGAAAAAATGAAAGAATCTCACAAAGGGAAAAGATTTTCTAAAGAACATAAATCAAAATTATCTGAATCTAAAAAAGGAAGTAAAAATCCTATGTTCGGTAAGTCCCCTCATAATACTGGGAAAAGATGGTCAGAAGAAGTTAAACGAAAAATAAGTGAAACTCTTAAAAACAAAAAGATCATTAAATCATATAATCAATAAACATTTTATGATTAAAAACGTATTTCATGGAGATAAGTTTCCAGTAGAAGCTTTACCTAGTTTTAGTGCGTCAAATTTAAATTGGGCTGATTATCAATATCATAAACTTTTAATTCAAATTCTTGAAGAAGGGGTTTGGAAAACCAATCGAACTGGAGTGAAAACTATTTCTATTTTTGGACCACAAGTAGAGTTTCATGATGTAGCCAATAAATTTCCATTATTAACAACCAAAAGGATTCATCTTAAATCTGTTATTGGCGAATTATTATGGTTCTTGTCAGGATCAACCAATAAACATGTGTTAAAAGAAAAATATGGTGTCTCAATTTGGGATGAATGGGGTGATGATAAAACTGGAGAATTAGGACCCGTTTATGGTCATCAATGGGTTGCATGGAGAGATTATAAAACTCGTTGGATTGACGCAATAAGCGGGCCTGGAATGGAAATTCCTTTAGAGATAAATCAAATTCAAAATCTTATAGATACATTAAAGAAAAATCCTGATGATAGGAGAATGATTGTAAATGCCTGGAATGTGGCACAAATTTCAGAAATGGCTTTACCACCATGTCATTGGAGTTTTCAGTGTGAATCTCGTCAATATCCTAATGAAGAAAAAAGAAGATTAAATTTGAAAATGAATATTCGTTCATGGGATATTTTCTTAGGTGGTCCATTTAATATATCTTCTTACGCTATATTATTGTTAATGTTAGCTCAAGAAGTTGATATGATACCAGGAACACTAACGATATCAGCAGGAGATGTTCACATATATGAAAATCATTTGGAATACATATATAAACAGCTTGGTCGTTCATCAAAAGCTCCTGAACCAATTATGAAATTAAATCCAAACAAAGGATTTTGGGAATTTGAACCAAATGATTTTGAACTTCAGAACTATGATGCGCATCCAAACTGGAAAGATGTACCAGTAGCAGTATGAAAAAGGAAGAAGAAAAAACAGAAATGGAAAAATGTGTCCTTTGTAAAAAGGAAACAAATGTTCCAAAAGATCTACACATAGACTATAGAGATTACTATATCGAAGGTGTAGGACAATTATGTCAAGATTGTTATTTTGATCTTTATGAAAACAGGGCCAAAACACATTAATTTGAATTTACAAACTATAACTACAAAACATCAATATGACATTGATGACATGATTGCAATGTTTGGCGAAAGAATAGAGACTGCTATTTATTATGAAGAAAATAATGGTCGATGGTCTTTAAAATCAAAACATACGACAACAAATAAATGTGCAAAGGGGTTAGACATGAAAAAAATGACAAAGCTTTGCCGAAAAAGAAAGAACAAAGATATTAAAGAGGCCTATCGATTTTATTATGGAATCCTCCTAGCTCCTTGGGTTTTAGAACCACAACCTCAAGTGCTGAATGTAATGTATTGCGCCGATATTGATTTTTCCAAATATCGGGGTGAAATAGCTCAAATGATAGACTCAAATGATCGAGTTACTGAAACGAATGTATGAATCAGCTTATGATTTACCACATTATTATTTAAAAATTGAAAATGAAACTTACTGCCACATCTTTACAATATTATTTCTAATTTGTTTGGCATCATTAATAACATTTGTAGTTAAATTAATAATAGAAACTCACAAGATTCGTAAAGAAAGAAAGAAAATAGAAGCGAATATCAGAAAATTGTTATTCACAAATTTAGGAGATAAAGATATTAATAAAAAATTAAAGAATATTGAATAATGGCCTTTAAATGTACATTAATAAAGAAAGACGGAGATGGATGGGAATTTTATGCTGATCATATAGAAAAAACTAAATTTGATGGTTTTCCATGCATAAAAATTACAAATCCTTTATTTGATTTACACTATTTACACTCAGAAATTTTTCCTTTATATGGAACATCTGAACTAATGAGATTTACATTCAAAGAAGAATTATCATCTATAAATGAACAAGAATACAAAACATTTACATATATTGAAAATATTAGACGACGTTTGAAATCGAAACTGATGATAAAACTTAATCCAGAGCATATTCCCATTTATCGATATGATAGTAATGGTTTTGTTTATTTATTTTTATAAAAATAACTATCAACGCTTAGATATATAAATAAAGCATTAATCGTATGTCTAAGAAATTTAATTATGTATATATAACTACAAATAATGTAAATCAAAAACAATATATTGGTTCACATTGCACTGATAACATAGATGATAATTATTTAGGATCTGGAAAATTAATTTTTAAGGCAATCAAAAAATATGGAAAACAAAATTTTTCGAGAGAGCTGTTAGAAGAATGTATTGATGTTTCTATTGCACGTTTGAGAGAAGGATTTTATATTGATAAATTTGGAACACTCGATCCATCTGGATATAATTTATCTCCTAAAGGTGGATTAGGATTTCGAGGTGCATATTTATCTGAAATGCAGAAACAAAAAATGAGTATATGGCAAAAAGGAAAAACATATGAAGAATTATACGGTCCTGAAAAAGCTTCTGAAATGCGAAAAAAACAAAGAGACAAAAAGTTAGGAACGACTACTTCCAGAAAGGGAAAAGGCCATAAACAAGAATTAATTGATAAGTATGGAAGGAAAGAAGGAGATAAAAGATACAAAGAATTTATTCAAAAACAAAGAAATTCTCATTTAGGAAAGATTGGATTTAAAGGACCGCATACTGAGGAAACAAAACAAAAGATTAGTGAATCATTATCTGGGGAAAATCATCCTAATTGGGGAATAAAATTTTCAGAGGAATTAAAAGAAAAATTAAGAAAACCAAAAAAGAAAAAACATGTCAATTAAACGTCTAGGCTTGACCATAAATGCGTTCGACGCGTCTGAATTATTAGATCAATTAATTTCTGAGATTAGAGATCAAGTAGATTGGGTGGCCGCTATTTACCAAAAGAAATCTTATTGGGGGAATCCAATGTCAAAAACAGACATGGATGAGTTGATGCGTTTAAAGTCACTTGGCCTTGTTGATGAACTAATTGAAT